CCTGTTGCTGCCGCGCCTGTTGCTGCCGCTGCCGCACCACCTGCTGCTCCTAAGGCTGCTGCTGCCCCTGTTGCTGCCGCTGCCGCACCACCTGCCCCTGTTGCTGCCGCTGCCGCACCACCTGCACCTGCTGCTACTCCTCGGGCCGCTGCTGCTCCTGCTGCTGCTACTCCTCGGGCCGCTGCTGCTCCTGCTGCTGCCGCACCTCAGGCTGCCGCACCTATATCGATACCAAGCGGAGGAGGTACTGCTGCTCCTGCCGCACCTACCACAGGAAAAAAAGTAGCAGAAAACAAAGAAGGCAAAAAAGAAAAAGTATCTATGTCTGGCAACGCAGGCAAACTAGCTGATGAATTAGAAAAATATGGCATCACAAATGCGCTGGCAAAGAGGGCAATTATTCAAACGGCTGCCAAGGAATCAGGACTGAATCCACAGGCTAAAGAATCTGGAGCAACTGCTTATTTGGCTACACTAGCCAACAGAGGATTAGATTATATTTGGAAAGTTTTCCCGCAACTAAAACCTGGCGGTAGAGTAGCAAAAGAAAAAGGATTTGAAAAAACCGGAGTTCCGGCCAGTGCGTTAAACGAAGCCTGGAGCAAAGGAGATCAGTCATTCTTTGACTATGTTTATGGTGGATTAAGTACAAATAAAAATCCTGGAGATGCTTACAAATATCGTGGACGTGGTTTTATTCAATTAACAGGTAGATCGGTCTACGACAAAGTTGGAAAAGAAGTAGGTAAAGATTTTGTAAACGATCCTGACCAAGTGGCCACAGATTTTAATTCATCTGCCGCTGCTCTAGCAGGCTACATGTTTATGACCCGGGGAGGCAAAGCCAATGCATTGAAAGATCTAAATTCAATGACTGATCCAAACGAGGCTTTGAAATATGCATTACACACTGTTGCTGGATTGGGACATAAAAAATCAGATTTTGATGTAGCAGGTTCAAATTTGCAAGAACAATTTAAAAAAGCATCAGCGTATGGTTCTTTAGCAAATGAAGCAGTACCAGCTCAGTTTCAGGCCAAGAACGGCGGCATAGTGCCGGCCTTGCCAGGTGGTGTTAATGTGTTGGCAGGTGAAGCTGGTCAAAACGAAGCAGTGGTGCCCTTGCCCAACGGCAAATCAATACCGATAGAAACTGCTAAAAATACCGAACAAATGGATGTGATGTTTGCACAGCTGGGCCGAATGGATGAGTTGATACGCATAATGCAGAACCAATTGGGCGTGTCAGAGAAGTTATTGAAGTATGCACAGTAATCACGGTAAATATTGTGTATGCTAAAGGAAATAGTAAATGGCTGATTCATCAGTGAGAAACGGTAGAAATGGCGGCTGGCGCAAGTATTTTAAAGTGGCCGCAGGTGACGCTAATGGTCAACTGAGTCCGATATCAGGTCGCGGTCAATTTGGCATGCCCGGTTACGATCGACAAAACGGCTATACCAACAACACCGGCACTGGAAATGACTTTGCATTTCGCAACTATGCCAGCAGACTGCCGGAAGTGTACTCAGGCCATCCCAACCGTATTGAACGTTATAATCAGTACGAAAACATGGATCTTGACAGTGAAGTCAATGCCTGCTTGGACATCATTGCAGAATTCAGCACACAGAACAATACCGACAACAACACTCCTTTTGACATCACATTCAAAGAAACGCCTACAGACCACGAAGTAGAAATTATTAAAAAACAGTTGCAACAATGGACCAAGCTGAACAAGCTGGATCAGCGCATGTTCAAACTGTTCCGCAATACCATCAAGTACGGCGATCAACTGTTTGTACGTGACCCAGAAACATTTGAAATGTACTGGGTCGACATGGTCAAGGTCAGTAGAGTGATTGTGAATGAAAGCGAAGGTAAGCGTCCTGAGCAGTACATTATTCGTGACATCAACCCAAACTTTCAAAATCTCAGCATTGCACAAAAAACCACCAGCGACTACTATGTAAGCCGTAGTACTGGCAGCACAGGACAAACCAACTACTCCAGTCCCAGTGGTGGTGCAGGTGGTGGTGCCGGCGGCACAGTAGGCAACAGCAGATTTGCACAGGCCATGAACGAAACCTGCGTTGATGCCAAGCACGTGGTGCATTTGAGTCTAAACGAAGGACTTGATTACTTCTGGCCGTTTGGACAGAGTATCCTGGAAAACATCTTTAAGGTCTACAAGCAGAAAGAACTTCTGGAAGATTCGGTATTGATCTATCGTGTGAGTCGTGCGCCTGAGCGCAGAGTGTTCAAGATTGACGTGGGCAACATGCCCAGCCACATGGCCATGGCCTTTGTGGAACGTGTAAAAAACGAAATGCATCAGCGCAGAATTCCCACAGTGAACGGTGGCGGTGCAAACCTGATGGATGCTGCCTACAATCCACTCAGCATCAACGAAGACTACTTTTTCCCACAAACAGCTGATGGTCGCGGTTCTAGCGTAGACACCTTGCCCGGCGGTACAGGACTGGGCGAAATTGACGATTTGAAGTACTTCAACAACAAAATGGCCCGTGGACTGCGTGTGCCCAGCAGTTACTTGCCCACCGGCCCTGACGACAGTGACCGTGCAATGAACGACGGAAAAGTTGGCACAGCACTGATACAAGAGTATAGATTCAACCAATATTGCGAACGTTTACAGCGTTTAATCATGCAGAAGCTGGATGATGAATTCAAGATGTTCATGAAATGGCGTGGATTCAATATTGACAACGGTATTTTTGACGTGGTGTTGGGTCCTCCGCAGAACTTTGCCAGCTATCGTCAAGCCGAAATGGACACCAGTAGAGTTGGCACATTCAGCACACTGGAGCAGTTGCCCTACATGAGCAAGCGTTTCTTGATGGAACGTTATCTAGGCTTAAGTCAAGAAGAAATTGTGGAAAACGAAAAACTCTGGAAAGAAGAGCGCGATCAGCCTGAGCTCAGCACAACTCAAGGACAGGATCTGCGTAGTATTGGTATTACCCCAGCAGGTATGGAAGCAGACATTACCACCGGTGAAGAACTTGCAGCCATGCCGCCAGCTGGTGCTGCTGATCCCGGTGCCATACCTGGTGCACCGCCTGGGCCTGGCACAGCACCCACAGCCGTTCCTCCGCCACCAACGGCATAAATACCTGTATGATTCTAAACGAACTTTACCAGCGTGAACCCGAAGGCTATCAAGATGTTGCGCAAGACAACAGCCAGCCTCAAAAAGGTCAGCTGCGCAAAACTCGTTTGACACTAAGACAACTAAATAAACTGCGTCAGATGAACGACGTAAGAACATTTGAGTACAAAGAAAAACTCAAAGACATTCGCAAGCAGTATGCTCCCCCGGCCGCCCCTCCTGGCCTTTGACCCTGTCATAAATTAGTCAAATATACCATATTTGACGCTTAAATATGCTCATATTACTATTTTTATGTAAGTAATACACATGAGCCATAACCTTTTGGAGGAAACAATATGACATCAAAATTTGAACAGTTAATTGAATTTGTAATTAACGACGAAGAAGCAAAAGCTAGAGAACTTTTCCATGACATCGTAGTTGAGAAATCTCGCGAAATCTACGAAAGTTTGATGGACGAGGAAGAAGTTGACGAAAGTGTTGAAAACGACGGCGATGCAGCCGACGATTTGATTACTGACGTTGAAACTGAAGAAGAAGGCATGAACGAAGAAGACGACATGGATGCTGAGTTTGACGACGAAGCAGAAGAAGCCGGTGATGATCTTACTAAAGACATCGAAGGTGACAGTGACGCAGGTTCAGGCGAAGACAACATTGAAGACCGCGTGGTTGATCTTGAAGACAAGCTAGACGAACTAATGGCTGAATTTGAAGCCATGATGGGCGGCGAAGGCGGCGAAGAAGAACAAGAATTTGACATGGATGCTGGCGGCGACGCTATCGAGATGGACGACACATCTGAAATTATGCCAGAAATGGGCATGATGGAAGCTGTAAGTTTGACCAAAGTGGCTCCTGCTAAAATGGGCGACAACGGTGCCAACACCAAAAGTATAGTGCCACATAACTCAGGTGCAAAAGGTATGGCTGCAAGTCCAGTTAAAATGACTGGTGACACTGCACAAGGTCGTCCTGCTCCATCTGTAAAAGACATGGGCATGACAACCAGTCCCAAGCAAGGTGCTGCACCCAAGCCAGTGACAACACAGGCCGCAGGCGTAAACACTAAATCTCCAGTCTAAGAGATTATGGCTCGTTATCTACAAGAACACTTGACATTCTCACAAGCGCAGGTAAAACTGCTGAGTGAGGATGCTCCTGATGGTTCTGGTAAAACCCTTTATATGGAAGGGATTTGCATTGAAGGCGATAAACGCAATGCAAATGAAAGAATATACCCTGCTCACGAAATTCGTAAAGCAGTTGGCACTATTAATGAACAACTTAAAAGTGGCAATTCGGTATTGGGAGAAGTAGATCATCCGGATGATCTTAAAATTAACCTAGACCGTGTGAGTCACATGATTGATAAAATGTGGTGCGACGGTGCTATCGGTTATGGAAAATTAAAGATATTACCAACACCAATGGGTCAACTGGTCAAAACCATGTTGGACAGCGGTGTTAGATTAGGTGTTTCAAGTCGTGGATCCGGAAACGTCGACGACAGGACAGGACATGTCAGTGATTTTGAAATAGTCACTGTAGATGTAGTTGCACAACCTAGTGCTCCAAATGCATATCCCACAGCAATCTATGAAGGCCTCATGAACATGAAGTACGGACATAGATTATTGGAAGTGGCACGTGAAGCCGGCGCGGACAACAAGGTACAAAGATATTTGAAAAGTGAAGTAGTAAAGCTGATCAAAGATCTTAAAATAAGGGAGGAATAAGCATGTTAGATGCTATTAAACCGTTACTTGATAGCGACTTGATCACCGAGGAAACTCGTCAAGAGATCAACGAAGCTTGGGAAGCCAAGCTGGTTGAAGCTCGTGAACAAGCTCGTGCAGAACTACGTGAAGAGTTTGCACAACGCTATGAACATGACAAAACAGTGATGGTGGAAGCCCTGGATCGTATGGTAACAGATGGTCTCTCCGCAGAGATTCAAACTCTTGCAGCTGAAAAAGCGCAATTAGTTGAAGACCGCGTTAAGTTTCAACGCAAGATGAATGAAAGTGCTACAAAGTTCAACAACTTTATGGTTACTAAAC